GCTCACCACTCACTATTCACCAACACATGTCAATTTACAACAAAATAAATGCAGGGTTCAGCCTGGGTACAGGCGAACCTATCACTTCAGGTATCGAGGATGTGATCTACATCTTCAACCAGGATGATATCACATTAACTTACGATACCACCAATCCGCTTATCGTAACCGGGCTTACCGCGATCACCGGAGCCAAAGTCTACAAGTTCGAGGGCACCAATAACAGTTTCAATACCATGTCGAAACTGGCCAAAACACAGGTGGGGCCACGTTACACCGAGGAAGTCGACTTTAACATTGCAGGCTTATCAACTGACATCAAAACACAGTTGATGGCAATGGGCTACGGACGCGTACAGGCCATCGCCGTTAACAACTACAAATCCAGCGATTCAGCCGTCGAATTATTTGGTGCGGTAAATGGATTGATACTAACTGAAGCCGAGCGCAATGCAGCCGACGAAACCCTGGAAGGCGGTTACAAACTCAAATTAACAAACCCTGATAAAATGAGGGAGCCCTACCCTCCGCGTGCAGTATCCATCCCGCCTGCCAGCGGCCCGGCAACCTACGCCAGCACACTCGCGGCTATTGAAGCGTTGGTAGCTGCTTAGTCACTGGTCATTAGTCATTAATGACTGGTGACCATTTATCCGGTGAAGCAATAAACCAATGACATAATGACTAATGACAAATGACTAATAAGAAATACATCCTGAAACCCGGCAAGCATCAATTTGCCCCAAAATCACCACCGGTACACGACAATGATAACCTGACCGACGAAGAAGCCGAATGGTACCTGGAAAAATATCCGCATATAAAACCATTGTTTGTTGACAGACCGGAAGTGGGGAAGAGCGCAAGTCAGAAAGTAATATCATCGGTGCAATCAGAACCAGAATCAGTGAAATCACAAAAGAATGAAGACCTATCTACCACAAATTGAACGCCGCATATTAGTACGCCCAAACCAAACCTTCGGTATACTAAACTACGACCTGGATAACGCCTACCCGCAACGTATGCTGGAGCTGGTGGCATCGTCGCCTACGGCAAAAGATTGCTGGAACAAACGGACAAAATTCATAGGCGGAATGGGTTTTGAACAGGCTGATCTGGGCAAAGTGGTAATCAACTCCAAAGGGCTGACACTGGCTAAGTTACTAAAGGCTGTTGCCGCTGACAAAGCCCTATTTACCGGTTTCGGGATGCATGTTAACTACAATGCAGCATACAAAGTGGCTTCCGTAAACTATGTAAAATTTGAAGACATCCGCATGGGCGATACCGATTCGCCGGAGACATCCGACAAATATGCCTTATACTCAGACTGGGGCCGCAAGACATGGAAAAATATCATGCGTAGCAAGATCACTTTTCTGGACAAATACAACCCTGATCCCGCTGCCATCAAACAACAGGTAACAGCTGCCGGCGGATGGGATAAATACAAAGGACAGTTATTTTATTTTAACCCCGAAGTGGATGATTACCCGCTGATTGAAGCCGACAGTGTTTGGGAAGATTTTGAGACCGAAGCCGGGATCAAGATATTCAACAACCGCGAGGTAACAACAGGCTTCCTGCCATCAACCATGCTCTTTATGCAATCCCGCCGTGAAGAAGCAGATAACAGCAGGCCCGACAGTGATGAGCAGCATTACTGCAATGTTCCCTCGCAACTGGAGCGTGACCTGGGCACTTTCCAGGGAGCAAAAAGCGCGCAGAAGATCATCGTGATTGAATATGAAGACGAAAACTCCAAACCGCAGTTTCAGCCCTATTCCATTCAGAACAATGATAAGCTCTTCGAATCAACCGAAAAATCGGTAGAGGCGCGTATTATCAAAGGCTTCTCGATACCAAAAGAGTTGATCAATGCTGAAAAATCTTCCAGCCTTAGCAACGGCGGCGAAAAGAAACAAGCCATCCGCGAGTTTAACGACAACACAGCACCCGACAGGCAGGAGCTGTCCGAAACCTTCGCCGAAATATTTGGCAACTTCTGTACCAACATCAACCCATCCGGAAACTGGAACATCGTACCCGTACCAACTTCCGTAGCCGACGACAACGCCGGCATAACCGCCGGAACCAGCATCAACCAACTATTGCTCTCTGCAATACCAGCCCAAAACAAAATTGCTACCCTGGTTTACGCCTACGGCTTCAAGCAGGAAGAAGCGGAAAGAATGGTTGATTAGTTGATTGGGTTGAAACTGCTTCCGAATCAACCAACCGGATCAACCAACCGCAGAGTTGACGCACCCGAACGCGCTACGCTGTTCGACCTCTCTATGGCGAGCCATAAAGAGGTAAAAAAGAAAAAGAATATCTAACCCTCTTTGCGCGCAGCGGAGAGAGGGTGGTCGGGCGTAGCAATGACCGGGTGAGTCCCACTCTGCGCCACGGCTTTACGCTCCTGCCCGGACAACAATTATCATTCAACCTAACCAAACTTAATCAACCAAACAAAATGACCACCCCATACCTGATCGATCAGATCACATTTCAAAACTACGAGGACCTCTCGGTCAATATCAAATCCGACCGGATCAAAGTATTCGTAAAAAAAGCGCAGGAACTCGACCTGAAACCATTTCTGGGACACGCTTTATACTACGACTTTATACAATATTTTAACGCCGACGGCACTTTGCAGGACAATACCCCTCAGCAATACAAAGACCTGCTGAACGGCACCGAATACCTGGACCGCTACGGCCACATCGTTCTTTATGAAGGCTTACTACCCACTTTGGTTTACTTCACCTTCGCGCGATTTGTTGAAGCTGATGCAGTACACTATACAGCTTCAGGCCCGGTGATCAAGCATCACGACAATGCCGATCCGCTTTCCCCGCAGGACGTAGCCAAGCTGGTACAACAGCACCGCAGTGTCGCCAACGCCCATGCCAACGAAGTAGAGAAATTCCTGCGCGATCACAAAGCCGACTTTCCGCTCTGGCAATTCAACCCAAAAAACAGGAGCAGCCGCCAGGCAGGCCCGCGCATTCGCAGCGTTGATAAAACCAGCTTCAACTATCCGGGCGACGATTATGCGGGTAATTATTTACCGCTCGATTCAATTCTAAGCAACTAAACACATCGGGGTGTCACACTGAGGCCCCCGAAGTGCGGTGCGATGGCCAACTACACACCAATTGAAACAACAAACATCTTATGTCTGACAAAAAAATAACCGAGCTCCCCGTAGCCACATCCATCAGTGCCTCCGATATTTCGGTTCTGGTAAATAATGGCACCGATTACCAGTATGCCTTCTCTACCCTGCTGGGCTTTATCGGCTCCAACCTGGACATGGGTGCTAATATTTCTTTCGGTGGTATCTTGCCCCAAAACACCATCGGTAAAAACGGCGACGTATTCATCAATACCTCAGCAGGTAGTTTCGCCCAAAAAATATCCGGAACATGGACCGTTGTATATACCCTGCCATCATCTTCAGGCTCAACAGACGGCACAGTATTATATGGCCTGGGTATCCCCGGCAGCGCAACAGGTAACAACAACGATACCTACATCAATACCGGAACCGGTATCTTTTACAAGAAATCCTCCGGAGCGTGGAGCCAGGTATTTTCTATGCAAACCGGACCAGCTGGGCTCCAGGGTACCGCCGGAGCTAACGGCAGCAATGGAATAAACGGCAAATCAGTCCTCAACGGCACAACAGATCCTTCCAATCTATCAACGGGCACTGATGGCGACTTTTACATCAACACGAGTACATTGATGTTCTTCGGCCCCAAAGCTAGTGGCGTATGGCCCGCAGGCCTGAGCCTTGTAGGTGCAGATGGCGCGACCGGCCCGACCGGAACTACAGGTGCAACGGGCCCAACGGGTGCAGTAGGTCCAACCGGAGCAACAGGGCCGGCGGGTGCAGCAGGACCGACCGGGGCCGCGGGTGCAACAGGGCCAGCCGGGCCAGCAGGAACAACCGGCGCCACAGGACCAGCAGGGCCCGGCGTTCCCACAGGTGGAACAACTGGACAAGTGCTTGCCAAAATAGATGGCACCGATTATAATGATCACTGGATCAATCCTCCTGCTACCGGGCCATCTATAGATGACACCACCGCCTCATCAACTTCGGTATACAGCAGCACCAAAACAACAGGCTTAGTAAATGCCGAAGCCACCGCCCGCCAGGCGGCCTTTAATAAATTCAATGCAAATTTTACGCAGACGATTATTTAAGGTGAATAGTCAATAGTGAAAAGTCAATAAAAATTCACTACTCACTATTGACCATTCACTCATTCACTCATTCACTCATTAAAAAAATGACAACCAACTCCAACCAAACGGTCTTCGCCACTTTAACCTCAACCTATGTTGCCGTAAAGCTGGCATCGGGACTGGCTGTCAACACGGCCACCCTGCTTTTTACCGGGGCCACTAACGGCTCGGTCATCACCGATATATTATTCAGGAACACAGACGCATCCAATGCCCGCAACCTCGACTTCTTTATAGGAAGCACCGGCACAGCCGAGAACAACCTGGTACAGGTGAGCATCCCCGCAAACTCGGGCAACAATGGCAGCACGGCACTGGCATCAATG